CACTCAGGTGAGGCAAAGATTGCACCGAGGTCAAACCACGTAAATATGGACGGTCAGACCGTACCAAAGGACAAGCCCTACACCCTGAAAGGCATAAAGGGCGGTACATTCTACCCGATGTACCCACACGATACATCACTTCCACCGGAGGAATCCATTAACTGTCACTGCCTGTCAGAGCCTATAACAAACGATTTAGGCTTAAGCCTTGAAGAACGCCAGAAGCTGCAGCAAGAAATCATAGACAACGATGACGGCGAGTGGATGAAGGAGCTGGACGCGAAGAACAAGGCGAAGGCTGGGATTGAGGAGTACGATGCACTTAAAGAATTTGAGGGCAAGACAAGAGCTCAGCAGGTCAAATATATTGGCGGAAAAAGTAAAATGGCATTATATGATGCAGGCCTGGTTAACAGTGAGGATATGCTTAAAACGGTTAAAAATTCTACATTGAAGGAATTATCTGAAAATGGTATATTTACTGTAAAGAGCACTGTTGTTAATCATTCTGTTATGGGAACATATAAGCAGGCATCTAAACCATATCCGAACGGAAGAATGGTTTCTGGTGGTCATACTCAGGCTGCGATGGTTGAATGTACACTAAAAGGAATTGACTATGAAGTAACTGGTACATTTTCAAATGGCGTTAGGATAGGCAATGTGCCTAGTAGTGAGACGAGGAAAAAGAGAACGGGCAATGGACAGGCTTGGTTTCCGCAAAATTGGGATGAGGACAAGGTAAGGACTGCTGGAACGGCAATAGCTAATGATGGACAAGATTTAGTAGATGGATATCATAAGACAGGAGTTTATGATGGGGTTGCTGTTAGAGTTTTAGTTGATGATGGAGAAATTACAACAATATGTCCGGATTTAGACCAAAATTTGTATGTGGAAGGAGTTGAGAAAATTGATTAAGAAATTATTAGAACAGCTGAATGTTTTCTGGAATGCATCTGATGATCCACGCTACAAAGGAGAACATCCTAAGTGTAGTAAGATTGTAGATGAAATTGAATCTGAATTTAAGAAAATGTCTGATGATGAAATCAAAGAAATTTTAGACAACCTTTCACCAGAACAGTTGGAACAGATTCTTATGGCTATGGAAGATTTGGTTGACGGCAGGGAGCTATTTGAGCCATACATAGAAATTACAAATAGCTTTTAAAATTTGGAGTGATAAAGATGAGCACCTAACCGGTAACGGCTGGGTGTTTTTTTATTGCCATCAGGAAGGAGGATATTTATGAAACCAATAAGGGATGATTAAAGCAGGAGGTGATCCGTTAATCTCGGAGCTGTCCGTTAAACAGTGAATAATTCACAAGGAGGTAAAAATAAGGTGAAGAACAAAGTTGAAAAAGCCTGCGCCATTAGTGATGCAAAGATACAGTTTGTGTCACTAGTAAATAAGGCTGCAAACAAAAAGAAGTTTCTGATAGCCAAGGCTGATGACAATGTGGTAAATTTTCAGAGCTACGGCAGGATACTTAAGACAGACAATGAGAAACATTATGTGACCGGTATAGTGTATGAGCCTATGGTTGAAGACACACAGGGCGAGTATATGACGGCTGATGAGATAGTGAAAGCTGCTCATTGGTTTATGAAGAATACCGGCGAGGCTGATATCCAGCACTGCTTTAAGAAGGCTGACGGTGTGGAGATTGTAGAGTCTTTCGTTGCTAAGAGCGATATGGAAATCAACGGCGAGGCAATCAGGGAAGGTACCTGGATTATAACCGCTGAGATAACCAATGATGAGGTATGGAAATCCGTCGAAAAGGGCGAGATTACAGGCTTTTCTATGGGTGGTACCGGTAAAAGAACCATTACGGATGATGAACCGTTGAAGAACGATGTAGCAAAGTCGGAGAAGAAAACGCTTTTTGAGAAGCTTGCAGGTGCCTTTGGGTATGAGCTGGTTGAGAAGGGTGTGGTTGCAGACAAGTACAATTACAATATTGTATATAGAGTATTGGATGAGGCTTGGAATGCGTTTAGATATTCCCTGAATATAGATTATTGGGATGCTGTAAGCAACACATATAAGCTTCAGGAACAGGATGAGGCAGATATCCGGGAAAAGCTCAATGATTTTAATGAAATCATACAGGGCATATTACTTAAGCCATCTGCCGCAGGTGATGCGGATGGAGATACAAATAACTCAAAGAAGGAGGAGAATGTGATGACAAAATCAGAAGTACAGGAGATTGTTGACACTGCAATTGAGAAGGCTATGTCGGCAGTCACAGCTAAGCTTGAGGAAGTAAACAAGGGCGAGGGTGGAGATACACCGGATGCAACACCGGATGCACCGGCAGAACCAGCGAGCTCTGAGGTTACTGCTGAGGATGTAGCAGCCGCTGTTGATGCAGCTGTTGAGAAGGCTATGGCACCTATTACTGAGCAGCTTGAAGTGATTAAGAAGAGCAGGGCACTTCCAAGCAACTTAAACGACGCACCGGATAATGTTACAAAGTCCGAGGACGTTCATTACCTGCACGGAATTATATAATTTACAAGGAGGATTGAAAAATTATGACAATGAATGAGAACCAGAAAATTGTGAAGGACACCGCCGGAGCAATCACAACCGGCACTATAACAAACGGACTGCTTAATCCGTATCAGGCAAAGAAGTTTTTGCAGCAGACTTTTGATGCTACACCCCTCTTAGGAGCTATCCGTCACGAAACCAGAACAGAGAAATCAGGCGAGATTGACAAGATTGGCATCGGCAGAAGACTTCTCAGGGCGAAGGTGGAGAACACAGACGACGGATACAGAGCAAAGCCTACATTTGGCGTTGTGAAGTATCAGACAAACGCTGTAAGACTTCCTTGGGAAATCACAGAGGAAACACTCAGAGAGAATATCGAGGGCGAGAACTTTGAGAAGATTACAACCGACCTTATGGCAACACAGGTTGGTGTAGACACAGAGGACCTTATTATCAATGGTGATACAGATACAGAGGACTCTGCCGAAGACAGTGCATTCCTCAAGCTTGATGATGGTGTCAAGAAGCTTATCAAAAACGGTGGTCACCTGGTTGATGTAAGCGGTTCAGCCGATATGGAGCTTGAGATGTTCTATAATGCTGTTAAGGCTATACCAAATAAGTACAATAACGGCTCTCTCAGATGGCTTATGAGCCCATCGAGATTGCAGCAGTGGGAGCTTTTCCTGTTGAATAAGGCACTCGACGCAGGCGGAAATGTACCGGCAGAGCTTTACAAGAGCCCTGTTTCAATTCCATCTATGGCTGTTCCAAACCTTGATGACAACACCATCATCCTTATAGATCCGAAGAACATCGTTGAGGTAAATACCTACGGCGTTAAGATTCGTAAGGATGACTCTTCAAAGGATGCGATTATGCAGGATAAGAGATTCTATGTTATCCACTTTGACATCGACACTGTTATTGAAGAGCTTGACGCAGCTGCAATCATCACCGGACTTCCTGATTACAAGAATGTCTAAGGAGGTGAAAGGCTATGAAGGTTGTAAAACTGATTAAGGGACTGGATTACATCGGTAACGGTGTAAAGGCGGTCAGAGATGAGAGCTTATCTGTCGAGGATTCCACGGCGGATAAGCTTATTTTATCGGGATATTTTGCCGCAGTTCCAACCGAAACAGCAGCTGAAGAGCCTAAGAAAAAGGCAAGAACACCGAAAAAAGGTGATGAGTAGATATGGAGAGACCGTGGATAACACCAGATGCGGTTAAGGAATACAGCGACCTTGAGGATGTGCAGAAGCGCTCAGACACAAAGCTTGCCATCGACATCCGGAGGGCTGAAAGCTACATCATAAAGTACACCAATAACGACTTTTCAGATGTTAAGTATGCCGGTGGGATTCCTGAGGACATAAGGGTGGCAGATATACTTCTTTCGGAGTATTTCGCACACAATATGTCCATCATCGGCAACAAGAAATCTGAGAGCTTTGACGACTATTCATATACCATCGAGGATGCAACTATTGACATTACGGCTCTGGGGCTTGATACGCTCTTAGAGCCGTATGTTATTACCAGTGTGAGCGGTAAGGTGAATATGAGGATGAGAAAGTTGTAGGTGCATTTATGGCTTGGGAAGATTTCTTTAACCACAGCTGCGACATATATCACGCCGAGGAAAGCGCCGAAGAGCTTGGATTCGGCATCACAAATGAACATAAATTTTCATATCCGGACACGGCAGACATTGACAGCGTGAGATGCCATTTTCACATAAGGAGCGGAAATGCCCAGGTTAAACAGGATGAAGCACTCAACGAATATTCGGCAAGAATGAAGCTGTCGCTGCCTATAGATACGGATATCCGTGTAAATGACAAGGTGGTTGACACGGAAACCGGATACAGCTACATAGCCGAGATACCGAGACGGATACAGAACCACCATATCATTGTCTATATTTACAGGGACGGTCCGGTTAAGGAGGCGATTTGATGTCACAACTGCAGATGGATATCTCGGAATGGGAAGCATTTTTTAAACTTGTGGGGAAGTCGGAGGCGGAATTTAAGAAGGAAGTGCAGAAATTCGCTGAGGCAATCGGAAACGAGTTTCTGAGAATTGTAGAGGAAGAAATCAAAAGGACAAAAACTATGGATACAAGGCTTCTTTTAAACAGCTTTGAAAAAAACGGAGACGGCAGTGTCTGGACAATAACAGATAATGGAACTGAAGTTTCCGTCGAAGTCGGTACGGAGGTCAAGTATGCAGCTTTTGTAAATGATGGTCACTGGACAAATCCAAACGGTGTAAAGATGCGCTGGGTGCCCGGATACTGGAAGGGCAAAAGCTTTGTATATGACCCCGGAGCTAAGACAGGAATGCTGTTAAAACAGAAATGGGTGCCCGGTAAACACTATTTTGATTCTGCTTTAAGGATAATGGACCAGATGTTGCCGAAGCTTTTAGAAGCAAAGTTTGACAACTGGCTTGGAAATTATCTGGGACTGTAGGAGGGTGGTTAGATGCTTGAACAGGAAATTGCCTCACTCATACATTTTATACGTGGGCTGGGGCTTGTTACAAAGGAATATTTCGGGGAATTGCCGGAAGGGGTTGCCACTCCTTCCGTGTATTATCCGGTGCCTGATGTGGATGGAAGGGAGCTTTCTTTTGATACATACGAGAATGAGTACAGCCTTTTCATCAATATTTTCGACAAGGATACCAGAAGTTCATATAACATAGCATCTGCTATAGTGAATGCTGTGCAATCTGTCAGGAAAAAGATACCGGTATATGATGAGACAGGTGTTATCACAGAAAAAAGCTTCTGGATAGACACGCTTAAGGCCAGGCCGGTGGACAGGGGCGTGAGTCAGGTGGAGTTTTCGTGGCGTACATACCACGGATACAAGACAGGCGGAGAAGGTCCTAAGACTACCGTTTACATCGAAGGTCTGCCCGTAAAGGTTGACGGAACAAAGGAGGATGAGGAAGTTGGCTAAAAAGACGACAGAGGAACCGGATATGATTCCGGTTGAGGAAAAAACTGAAAAGGCTGAAAAGCCTAAGGAGAAGATATTTACAGTGTCCGCACTGCGCGGCAACTGCGTGAAGCTGTTTGGGTGCACATCGTCTACATTTGATGGCGCATTTTACGGATGTGCTGCATCTGACAGTATGTCAATAGCGGACGCTGATAAAAAAATAAAGTTATGGTTAAGAAAGGAGATTCAGTAAAATGGCTAGTGGAAATTTTGACATTAACACACCAAAGGTAAGACCGGGCACTTACATTAATTTCAAGGCTAAGAAGTCTTACGCACCATCAAATGCAACCAGAGGAGTATGTGTTGTACCGCTGGTTGGTTACGACTGGGGACCAAACGGGACATTCGTAAAGATTACACCGGAAGCCCCTGATGCCGAGTTTGTGAAGCTTGGAAGGTCTGTATATGCGGATGATGGAAAGACGGTTATGCTCAGACTTGCGCTGTATAATTCGTTTGTTGTATATGCATACATCATATCAGGCGGAACAGCTGCAACAGGCACACAGGGCGAACTTACCGCAACCGCAGTTTACCCGGGAACAAGAGGAAATGACATCATTATAACCTCTGTGGCTAACACAGACGGAGGCTTTGATGTATCTCTTTACCTTGGTGATGAGCTTATGGAGAAGACGGAAGGCGTTAAAACCATTGAGGAGCTTATAGCAAAGGGAAGCTCATATGTTGTTTATTCGGGTTCAGGCGAGCTTGAGGCGTTTGCAGGTCTTGCCCTTACCGGCGGTGAAGCTGCAGGCAGCACAAATGAGGAGTTTACAAAGTTCCTTGACAGGCTTGAGAAGATAAGCTTCAACACAGCATCTATCCCTGTAACGGACAATGCACTCCTTGCGGCAGCTGCTTCAAAGGTGAAATATCTGCGTAATCAGGCAGGTAAGCCGGTGCAGTTTGTCCTTCCGGGTTACAGTGCAGACGACATCGGCGTTATAAATGTGGGTAATTCATTTGCACTTGACGGAACAGACCTCACAGTGGCTGAGGCTACTGCGTGGGTGGCTGGAGCTACCGCCGGAGCATCAAAGACAGAATCAAACACATATAAGACCGTTACGGATGCAACAGCAGTTGTGGGTGAACTCTCAAATGAGGAAACCATAGCCGCTATAAACGCAGGCAAGTTCGTGTTCTCTACAGATGACGAGGGAAATGTAATCGTTGAGTACGATATCAATTCACTTGTAAACCCTGACAGCAACCAGAGCGACACATATAAAAAGAACAGGGTTATCAGAGTGCTTGACAGCCTTGCGTCAGACCTTCAGGATACGTTCCCACCGAACAAGTTCAGCAATGACGACGACGGATGGGCGATAATGCAGGGTCTTGGTGTATCACTGCTTGAGAGCTATGAGACAGACGGAGCAATCACAAATGTGGATGCTGAGGCGGATTTCCTTGTTGACCAGACAAGGAGCGTGGGTGACGCCACTTACTTCGATGTAGCCGTACAGCCTGTAGATTCGGCTGAGAAGCTTTACTTCTCGGTCAGCACACAGTAGAGAGGAGTGAAATAAGATGGATAACAGACAGCATATAAGCGTAAGAGAGGGCAGCGCCTATGTGGACGGTGTAAAGGTTCTTGATTTATGCACATTTGAAGTCAAGGTAACCCCTGAGGTTGCCACCAGCAAGAGGGTAGGCAGTAAGGGCACAGACAGAAGATGGCTTGGATATGACGTAAGTGTAAATCTTACGGAATACAGGTCTACAAGCTGGCTTGTAAAGATGGTTAACGAGTATAAGAAGAGTGGAAAGACACCGGAACTTACTCTTCAGGGTATCAGATGTGACAAAAATTCTGAGTATTACGAGTCAACGAAGAAGAGCGAGACTGTTACCGTTAAGGGTGCAGTTCCTACAGGTGATATAACACTGCTCAACCTTGATACAGGCGGTGATTTTGTTCAGGATAACGTTGCATTTGGGGCAAAGGACTTTACTATGTCGGTGTAATGTCGGTGTAATGTTGCTGTAATGTGAATAAATTGTGACAAAGAGGGCTTTTTTGCCCTCTTTTTTGTCTCTGGAATGGTTCCAGTTTGGAGACATTCTGAAAAAATTATTAAAAATCAGGAGGATTTTGCCATGTCAAAGAAGAATTTAGCGTATTTTATGCGCGAGGAAGTAAAGACGGAGGAGATAGTTGAAGTTCCGGGACCATCCACTATAAAGGATGAGAATGGAAATGTGATAATGTTCCAGATTAAGAAGCTTAAGATGGATAAAATCAACGAAATCTTCAACAGTTACAAAAAGTCAGAAGTATATATGGACAGGAAAAAAAGACAGCCTTACGTGGATAACGGCAAGGTTGTGATGATAGAGAGCACGGATAACACCAAGGCATTCAGGCATCTTGTGGTTGAGGCGGTTGTGTATCCGGATATGCACGACAGTGAGCTTATGAATTTCTACGACTGCGTTGATGTGACAGATATGCCGGTTAAGATGTTTACATCTGATGAATACGCTGAGGTGTCAAGAATTGTCAGTGATGTATTAGGATTAGGTGGTGCATCCGAAGATGATGACGACGATGACCTTAAAGAAGCAAAAAACTGATATCCAGCAGATATTCCCTTGCGTGGTGGTGTGCGTTTTTCTTCCTGAATTTCGACATACCGCCCGAAGAATTCTATGCAAAGCCTAAAAAGCTACAGCATTTTTATATGGCTATGATAGATGTTGCGGCAGGGGATGAGTCTGCTGGGCTTAAATTACAGGGAAGGAGGTAAAGGGTATGGCTAAGACATTATCAGCGACCATAAGCTTAGTTGATCAGGTATCTGAAAAGCTTGCGAACATAGCAAATGTCGGAAATGATGTTGCGAAGGCATTTAATAAAATAAAAAATAATGCCAGCAAAGCATTACAGTCAGTGGACAGTGCTGGAAATAACGCCAGTAAGGCTATGCAGAGTGTGTCAGAGAGTGCTGAGAAGATGGCAAAAGCAGTTGACACATACAACAAGGAGTCCGAAGGATTTGTGAACGCAAATGAGGAAATGGCTGAGCAGGGAAAAAACGTGGAGGAAGCACTTAGTGCTCAGGCAGAAGCAGCGGCAAATGTGGCGGATGAATCACAAAACCTTGGAGATGTGGTTGAAGAGTATGCGGAGCAAGCTGAAAAAGTCAGTAAGAAAACAGAGGAGTATGGCGATGAACTGGAAAAAACCAGTAAGAAAACAGAGGAGTACGGCGACGAACTGGAAAAAACCAGCAAGAAAACAGAGGAGCATGGTGATGAAATAGAAAAAACCAGCAAGAAAACAGAGGAGTATGGTGATGAAATAGAAAAGACCAGCAAGAAAACAGAGGAGTATGGTGAGGCAATAAGCTCACTTGACCAGCTTATTGCAGGTGTAGGTATAGTTGCTGCTCTGACTAAGATAACAAAGGCATTTGCTGAATGCGCTGCGGCTGCTGAGGAGTACGAGACATCCATAGCAAAGCTACAGACCATTGCGGGTGGTTCGAGCATAGACAGCCTTTCGGATGACATTATGGAACTGTCAAATAATACCGGCATAGCGGCGACTGACCTTGCGGATGTTGCTTATAACGCCATATCAGCAGGAACAGCGGTTGAAGATGCCGTGGATATGGCGGAAGCCGCTTCTAAACTTGCTGTTGCCGGTTTTACGGATTCATCATCCGCACTTTCGGTGCTTACAACTGCCATAAATGCGTACGGAGATGCGGCAGGAACTGCGGAGGAGATATCTGATTCCCTTATTATGGTACAGAATTTAGGTGTAACAACCGTTGCTGAGCTGTCTGCTAATATGGGTAAAGCCATAGCGACAGCAAGTGCGTACAACGTTAACCTGAGCAATCTGGAAAGTGCTTACATATCGACTACTAAAGCAGGTATCAACACCGCAGAGAGTACAACATACATATCCAGTATGTTAAAGGAACTCGGTGACAGCGGTTCGGATGTGGCAGCTATACTTGCGGACAGAACAGGGGAATCCTTTGGACAGCTTATGTCTGACGGTTATTCATTGGCGGATGTCCTTGGTATCCTGTATGACAGTGTAAATCAGGATGGTGAAGCATTGATGAACCTGTGGGGTTCAGCCGAAGCAGGTAAGGCGGCGAATGCTGTCATATCACAGGGGCTTGAAGAATTTAACGAGAATCTTGAAGCTGTGGCAAACAGCGCCGGAGCTACGGCGGCAGCATATAGCGTAATGGCAGATACAACGGCGTATGCACACGAGCGGATGAACAACGCTGCTACGAACTTTGAGGAAACCATAGGAAGCGAACTTAATCCAACTCTTGAGGGGCTTTATAATACAGGAACGAAGGTTCTGGAGTGGCTTACATCTGTTGCGGAAAAATGCCCTCAAGTAACATATCTTATTACATCCATAGTTGCTACACTCGGAACATTAATTGCGGTTATTGGAACATTTACCGTTGTTACCAAATTAGCTGCGGCTGCTCAGGCGTTATTGGATGCGGCGGTTACAAGTACAGCAGCGAAGATAGCGTTGGAAGTAGGTGTCGCTGCAGCTGCAGTTGTTGGTCTTGGTGTTCTTGTAAGTATGCTGGCCAAAACAAGCGACGGCGAAGACGAGCTTACAGTTGCGTCACAGAAACAGGCTGATGAGCTTGCAGAGATGCAGAGCAGATATGAGGGTGTATGTGCAAGACAGGGAGAGGCATCAGATGCAGCCATAAGTTTAAAGTCAGATATAGATGATTTAACGGCATCTTACGAAAACTCAAAACAGACTGTTGCGGAGTTTTATGCGGAGCTTGACAGCGTTACAGGAAGATATGAGGATACAATAAGCAGTTACAATGAAACAAATAACTCAATCAGAACTCAGGAAGTGCAGACAGAGAGCCTTGTAAATAAACTCAGGGAGCTGAGCAGTGGCACGGATGAGGCAGGAACAGCCGAGGCAGAGATGAAGTCTATCGTGGCGGAACTTAACCAGATGTATCCGGAGCTTGGTATAAGCATAAGTGATGTTAACGGTAATCTGGATGAGCTGGTTGATAAGATAAATGCTGTGGCTTATGCTCAGAGTGCCCAGACAAAGTATAACAGTGCGAGTGAAACCTTGGGCGAATTAGAAAAACAACAGGCAGAACTCGAAGCTATAAGGGATGAGGCGTATGACAACCTTGTACGTGCCGGCGAAAAATATTCGAATGCAAACTGGGTTCAGGGAACATATGCAGAAATTTTTGGAACCGGAGTTGCCGAGGGCTTAAGCGATGCACAGGATGCATATAACAAGGCGCAGGAGGACTTAGATGACTGTATTGCTAAAATGGCAGAATGCTCAGAGACAGTGGCAGAATATGACGACATACTTAACGGTACATCCGAGGATACTGTTGATTACAGTGACGCGGTTTCCATAGCCATCGGCACCCAGAAGGACTACATTGACGAGCTTGCCGCTGCATATGATGAAGCGTATGAAGCCGCACTGTCAAGCATTGAGGGGCAGTATTCACTCTGGCAGACTGCGGATGAGGTGACGGCGACATCCATTGATGACATAATGTCTTCTATGGAAAGCCAGATATCATACTGGGAGAGCTATGCAGAAAGCCTTGAAAACCTGCAGGGCAGAGGAATCGAGGGACTTGATGAAATGGTTGCAAGTATGGACGACGGCAGTGCCGAATCAGCGGCAGCTTTGGCGGCTATGGCTGAGGCAAGTGATGTTGAGCTGGTTAATATGGTCAACTCGTTCAATGACCTTCAGGATGCTCAGGCTCAGACGGCAGCGGATGTGGCAGATCTGGAGACAAACTTCAGTGAATCTATGTCAGAGATAGAATCCGACCTTGAGACTACTGTTGAAAATATGAATATGGAAGATGACGCACAGAGTGCTGCAATAGCTACAATGCAGGGATACATAAATGGAATTTTGAAAATGAAGAGTGGCGCAGTATCAGCGGCTGAATCGGTATCATCGGCAACGACGGAAGCACTTTCGGGGTCGGAAGTGAAAGGACATGCAGCAGGTACCACAAATTCAGAGCGTTTCTACCTGGCTGGTGAGGAAGGTCCGGAGCTTATCGTCTCAAAGGGCGGTGATACCGTATTTCCACATTCAGAGACAGAGAGAATCATAAACAAGGTGACGGAAGCCTACAATATGATACCAGATGAAGCAGCGGAATCCGTGCAGGAATACGCACTCACAGGTTACCAGAGCAGTGAGGCGGACAATATCATCAAGACAGCATCAGATTATGATGACAATCCTGTTATGATGGCGGGCACTGGTGCGGCGACATCGGAGGTCACAAACAGAACCGTATCATCGGAGGAAAAGACGGTGACATTAAAGATTGAAGGAAGCGGTTCTGTGGGAGTGGACAAAAATACATCGCCTGAATCCCTGTGGGAAAGCGTGAAGGGAAACATAAAAGAAACATTTATGTCCATTTTGAAGGAAGAAATATATGAGGAAGGAGCCGGTGTGTATGAGTTCTAACCAGATGTTTTTATCATATGACAGCAATAACAAAAAACTGCAGATACCCGTCCTTCCTGAGAAGGTGAGCGTGTCCTACTCGAATAAGGATGACTCAGTGTATGTATACGGAGTCGGTGACGTGACCATAAAAAAGCATCCCGGGGCTGTCACGGTGAAATTTGATTCATTTTTTCCTAAAACGGAGTGTCAGGGAAGCGTTGCATCACCGACATCACCGAAGGAATGCGCTGAATTTATGAAGAAAGTAATGGAGCTTGACGGATGTGCAAAGTTTACATATACGGGCGGAGCACATCCGATATCTATGTACTGCACGGTTTCTTACGAGGAATACGAACAGGGCGGAGACCCCGGAACCATATATTACAGTCTTGCTTTAAAGGAGTACAAGGTTGTAACCGTGCGTCAGGTAACGGTGATTAGGGAAACACAAAAGGCTTCCGTAACACAGACAGAGTCAAGAGCCACAACACAGACGACAAGCCAGACATATACTGTGGTCAGCGGTGACTGCCTCTGGAATATAGCAAAGCGGTTTTATGGAAGCGGAGCACAGTATACGAAGATATATGAAGCAAACAAATCCATCATAGGAAGCAATCCGAACAGGATATACCCGGGGTGGGTTCTGACCATACCATAGGAATATTACAGGAGGTGCATATGGGATATATATCACTATATATATTAAACGGTACAACCGGCTATGACGTATCAAACCTTGTAAAAGAAGTGGTCTGGAAGGGGAAAAAGGGTTCAGCTGCACGTTCCATAGAAGTTAGTATGCTTGATGATGATGCTCAGGCAAGGGTAAAAATGGACCTTTCACAGGGTTACACCTGCGTATTTAAGTGGAAGGATGTGGAACTTTTCAGGGGCATAATAATGAGCCAGTCGCAGAGTGAAAAGAAGCTGAACAAATGGAAAGCCTACGATATATGCATATATCTTGCAAACAGTAAGGATTCATTCAGCTACGACAATAAAACAGCTACGTGGATTTTCAGGGACTGTATGACCAGGGCAGGGCTTAATATTGGAACTGCTGTTGATACAGGCTATGTCATACCATCACTAAAGAAGTCCAAGGCGTACTTTTATGACTGCCTTCTGGATGCCTTAAGCACCACATATTCATCGACGGGAACGCGGTATTACATCAGGGCGGATGGAAACACGGTCTCGCTGCTTAAAAGAAGTGAACAGACACAGCAGTGGGTTCTTGAGACAGGTGCAAACATAACCGGCTATTCCTATTCACAGAGCATCGAAAAGATTAAGACACGGTTCCGGATATATTCCGAGGAGGGAACCGTGGTATATGAAAGAGCAAATGCTGAGTTGGAGAAAAAACTGGGCACGTTTATGATGGTTGATTCAGTGGATGACACGTACAATGATGCACAGATAAAAGAACTTGTGAATACGATGCTATCAGAAAACGGGTATCCTGAGCAGAGCCTGAGTATATCGGCGCTTGGTATACCGAGTGCCATTTCAGGCGGATGTATATATGCCATCGTACCGCATCTTGACATAAAAAGAACGTTTTACATAGATGAGGATTCACATACTTTTGACGGTGAAAACCACACTATGCAGCTTAAGCTTAACTTTGCCACAGACATAAATGCAGCCGGATAGTACAGCGGAAAGGAGCAGGATATGAACGAGGAAACAAGCTTAAGACAGTTAATCGGATCCATAGCCGGAAATGTGCAACAGGATGTGGAAGTGGTGCAGGGAAATGTGACGAGGGTTTCACCACTGAACATTACCCTTGTGAATGATGCCAAGGTGACGCTTACAGGAACAGATGTAATCATTCCGAAGCACATAGGAAAGACGACTGCAACCGTAACGGTATCGGGTAAGGCATCAACCATAACCATTGACAATTCATTAAAGGCAGGTGAGAAGGTGCATCTGCTTGTATTTAACAACGGAAAGAAATACTTTCTGCTTGATAAGGTGTAGGAGGTGAAATATGGCACTGCAGGATTCCGGTTTGATACTGGACATTGATGATATAGACACTGCACCGTCAGAGACGAAAACATATGCCATAGACTTTGAAAATGGCAGGATAACGGGCAAAACAGACGGTCTTGATGCGGTAAAACAGGCAATAACCAAGATACTGATAACGGAACGCTTCAAAAACCTGATTTACTCGGACAATTACGGCTGCGAGATTAAGCAGACTCTTATGAGCGACGGAAATACGGATGAGTTTCTTGAGGCTGAGATACCGTCACTGCTTCAGGAAGCGCTGGTTATAGATGAAAGAATCCTCGGTGTGTCAAATGTCACTATGACATATGACGGTACAGAGAGGGACAGTGTCAACATCGGCTTTGATGTCGAGACAATTTACGGAAAAATGACGGTGGAGGAGGTGATTTAGTTGAGGTTTGAAGATGAAGTAAGTGAAAGCTACTGGGAGACAAAAGCCCGGGAAATGGGTGAAAATCTTGGTGTTGATACAAGGGAAGGCAGTGTGTATATGGACACCCAGGAGGGGCATATTCTGAGAGTTACAAAGTTCTATAATGATTTAAACTCCGTGTATGAGATGTTTGCGGTTGATACCTGCGGTGGTGACATTTTAACGGAATATGCTGCAAAAGATGGAATATACAGAAATGAGGCAAGTCCGTCACGATGGAGCGCCGTTTTTGACGGTTCAACACCTGAAAGTGGGGCTGTTTTTATGTGTGGCGACTATTACCTCACGTGGAAGCCGTACGACGATGATTTAGTACTTGAAGCAAACACTGGAGGAAGCGAGACAAACGGACTTGTGCCCGGTTCCATCCTTGTACCGCTTGAAAACGTGGACGGTCTTGTATCAGCGACGCTTGGAAATCTCATAACACCGGGTGTGGATGAGGAATCAGACGACACCCTGAGGGCAAGATGGCGGACAGCGAAAAGCGGACCCGCCGAAAATGGCAACAAACAGCACTACAAGACCTGGTGCGAATCCGTTGCAGGCATAGGAAGAGCAAGGATATTACCCTTATGGGGCGGCGAAAACACTGTAAAAGCCGTCCTTTTTTCGTCTGACGGTGTTAATGTTCCGGATGAGCTGGTTGCTGAGGTTCAGGCATACATCGACCCTATAGAAGACGGGTATAAGGTTGTTGTGGATGGCAAAACCTACACCTTTGGTGACGGAATGGGCGAAGGCGTGGCGAATATGGGCGCACATTTTCTGGCAGCATCAGCCGAACCGGTAAAGCTTAAGGTATCAGCGGACATAGCGGTGCGAGGCGGTTACACCGTGGAACAGGCGGTTAAGGATGCAACAGAGCAGATAAAGGCATATTTAAAGGAATTATCACTCGGAACAGATGACAGCTCAAACGAGATTGTGAGAATCAGCAGCATAGGCTCTATTATAAACGGGCTTGATGCCGTTCTTGACTATGATTATGACACGCTGACAATAAATGGCGGTGCATCCAACATAACCATAGACATAAACTCGGTGGCTGTTTTGTCGGAGGTGGTATTTAATGCTTAAATCTGACGTGTTTTTCAACCGTGAAAGAAGCGGATATGAGGAGCTTAAGTCCTACCAGCCATTGTGGTGGTCGCAAATCCTCGAAATGCGGGCAAACAATGCTTTTGCGGGATATACGCTTGAGCAGATGGCAGATGCACTTGAACAGATGGTTAAAGACCAGTTTTTTGATACGTGTTCGGAGTATATGCTTGAGCGTGTTGAGCTCTGGATGGGGCTGACCGGATACGGAGCTATGACCATCGAGGAGCGCCGTAACCTCGTGAAAGCCTCGTGGATCGGCAACCAGAAGGTGAACAGAAGCAGTATACAGGCACTTGTAATGGCTTACTGCGGCTGCAGTTCTGAGGTTCATTTTACAAATGAGGTTGTAATCAGTGCAAACATAACAGAATCCACATCATACATATATCTCGGAAACCTTAAAAATGTGCTTTCAAGGCAGATACCCGCGCATATATCGTGGGATGTCATTATGAATATTGAGAGCAGGAGCGTAGCATACGGAAATTCGGTGTGCTATTGGGTATATACATACGATAAATGCGGAACCATACCGGATATATCGACACTTGGTGATGCTATCGACACGGATATACAGGTTAAGGCAAAGCTGGATGCATTTACGTATGAAAGTCCTAAATGTGCAACGGAAGATGCGGGTGTTTTGCCATAGATATCTAATGTTGGAGTTCTAACCGTATCGGGAATAACCGCAAAGAGCGATTATGAGACATATATGTACGATTATATTGATACGGCAGGGCAGGAAGCAGGGACAATACCGGATTAAACCACACAAAGTATAGCGGAAAGGAGGGAAAACAGATGGGCTGGACAGCTACATATCTGAACAAAAGAAGAACAGACTGGATTAACAGGATAAGCAGGGCGCAGTACTATGCAGGCGGTGTCTGGTACACGGGCGATATCACCCTGAAGGAAGTGCAGGGCAACGGCATAGTAATCCGCTTTGCAGCAACTGACAGTAAAAGCCTTACAATCACACAGATAAGACTGATTGATACCGGCGGAGATATTGCATATCAGGAGTCAAGAACCATTGTAAAAGGGGAAGACCAGGGCGCACTTATTCAGATAACGGCTCCGATAGTGGAGGCATAGTAAAGGAGGTAAATATGTATCAGAGAGAGTATTGGCAGGACAGAGTTACTGACAAAAATGGAAATGTAATACAGAAGGGAACATCACTGAATCAGGTGCATTTCAATAATATGGAAACCGGCATAGATGATGTATCAGCTGCCACACAGATTCTGATGTTTAAGGACATTCAGAATGACTATGAGCAGAAAGGTGAGGTTCACACATTAAGCCTTGGTATGAATTCCGGGCTGTCGTGGCCGTTTAACAACAAGGAAACGACCGTTGCACTCAGCATATTAAGGGAAAACACAAATTACAGCGTGGACATTGATGTACTTGAATACAGTGGCGGCAGACTTGGAAATATCAGGGTTTCCGACAGGGCATTAAACGGATTCAAGCTCATACACGACGGAAGTGCTACAACCGTTCGTGTGAGGGTTAAGATATCAGGTGGTATGGACAGTCAAAATTAACAAATCAGGGAGGTATAGCGATGAAAATTACAGAAATGAATACAGGTAAAAAGATTGGCTGCGAATTAAAGAATTATAAGCTCACATTTAACGATGAGCTCACCATCAATCTTGACAGGTATCAGCGTGATTATGAGGTCACGAAGGACATTATGGCAGACAGTGAGGGAAACCTTGTTATCGGCAACGGCAGATTTTATGTTGCACAGATAGTAATTCCACCTGCTGAGTATGAAGAGGCTGCTTATGAGGATGAAAGCGAAAAGGCAGAGGATTCAGAGAACGTAACACGTACAAAGAAGCCGCTTGATACTGACGATGTTGAACTTAAGCTCTTCAGTATCGAAGGCATTATCATTTAATAAAAACGGAGGTAGAGAAAAATGGCAAATTATGATTTAGCAGAACTGGCACTTAAAAGTGTATGCCCGAACAATGCAATTAAGTATGATGACAAGGAAGCACCGTCTGTTATGGTGTATATTCCGAAAATGCGTATATGTGATGTATTAAATTCAACAGACACATCCGTCCTTCCAGCATTCCGCGTAAACGGTAAGGAGATAGATGGATTCTGGTTTGCAAAGTATGAAACAATACACAGAAACGGAAGAGCTTACAGTATGCCCGGAGAAGACCCGGCAGTCAATGCGGACCTTGACACATTTACGGCTTATGCAAGGGCAAAGGGAGATAACTGGCACGAGGTTACAAATGCTGAGTGGGCGGCAGTAGCGCTGTGGTGCCATAAAAACGGATGCGAGCCTTACGGCAACAATAATTATGGCAGGGATACAAACGAGAGTACATACAGGGCAATTCCATCCTGTGAAAGAGACAGCTCAGGAAATATCCAGAAAGTGGCAACCGGAACAGGTCCCGTATCGTGGTCACACGACGGAACTGTAGAAGGTATCTGGGATATGAACGGAAATGTATATGAGTGGTGCACAGGACTCCGTCTCGTATATGGCGAGGTTCAGATTATAGAAGATAACAACGCATCTGACCCGACATCTGATTTGTCTGAAAAATCAACTGAGTGGAAGGCAATAGATGCAGCTACCGGAAAGCTTATCACTCCGGATGGGAACGGAACAACAACAGGGTCAGTAAAGCTTGATTATATAAGCAAAAAGTGGACATACAGTACTTCAATAACAAGCCAGGATAACAGTACTAGAAACTGTAACTTCAAGGATATGACCTGTGACAGCACGATTGGAGATGCTGCAAAGCTTCTCCTGCAGACCCTTGCCATACTGCCTGATACGTCACTTACTGGTGATAATATAGATACAGCATATGGCGACGACACATTTTACGTGAACAACGCCGCAACAGAGCGGTGCCTGTATCGTGGTGGCTATTGGGCCGTTGCTGCGTCTGCCGGGGTGTTCCGCGCGGGCCTCGGCAGCCCTCGGTCTTACTCCCATGCGTACCTTGGCGGCCGGTCTGTTTTGACTGAGTAAACTGCGTACTGGACGCTGTATAACTGCCGGGGCTGTCGCTTTAACGACTGATAAGTCGTCAAGCGACAGCCTCTTTTTTATTGCTGGAAATTCAAATAATGGGAGGTGATTATGTGAACAGGTATCTGTTTGAAAAATGCGGATGCCAAAAGCTGATTGATGCCATAGATGAGTATATTGCAAAGCAGGACAAGAAACTTTCGGACAAGCTTGAGGAAGAAGGGTATAGAGATACTGTCAGGACTGTGGCAGTTGCGGCAGCTCTTGAAGATGACCTTGCGAAT